GACGGCACCCGACGCGACGGCGGCGTCGGAATCTGCTGCGCAAGAACAGCCGGCCAAGTCTTTCTCGCAAGAGGAAGTTGATGCGCTGATCGCAAAACGGCTTGCGAAAGAGCAGCGCAAGTGGGAACGAAAGATTCAGCAACCGGCAACGCCGCCGGCCCCTGCGGCAAGGGAAGTTCCGCCTGCTGATCAGTTTGAGTCCGTTGAAGCCTACGCGCAAGCGCTGGCGGAAAAGCGGGCTGCAGAACTGGTGCAGCAGCGAGAGGTCCAGCAGCAGCAGGCGCAGGTACTGGCCTCGCACAGTGAGCGTGAAGACGCTGCCCGGGATCGTTACGACGACTACGAAGACGTCGTGTACAACCCCAGGCTGCCCATCACGCCCATCATGGCGCAGACCATTCAGGCGTCCGACGCAGGCCCGGATGTGGCCTACTACTTGGGTTCCAATCCCAAGGAAGCTGAGCGTATCGCCCGCTTGCCCGCGATTCTGCAGGCCAAGGAAATCGGCAAGATCGAGTCGAAACTCGCCTCGTCCCCGCCGGTAAAGAAATCCACCGCAGCACCACAGCCGATCTCTCCGGTGACGGCGCGGTCCACGGCAACGTCGCTCGACACGACGGACCCGCGTTCCGCAAAGCAAATGTCGCCGAGTGAATGGATTGCCGCCGAAAGGCAGCGCCAGATGAGGCAGTGGGAAGCCCGTAATCGTTAACTGAAGAAAGGGAAATTGTCATGGCTCAATCGCTTCTTACGATTGACATGATCACGTTGAAGGCGTTGGAGATTAACTAATCGGTCTCCCCTAGGGGAAACCCTAGGAAAAAAACTGCGTGAATTCGGTGGACGTCATGTAAAATGATTACATGAAAACACCGAGCCAAGCTGATGATGACGCCAAGGCAGAGCTGAAGCGGCAACGCAACAGGGAAGCTGCGGCAAGGTACAGAGAACGCAACCGGGAGCGGTTTAACCAGCGAATGCGAGATTGGCGAGAGGCCAACCCCGATAGGGCAAGGCAGATGTCTCGCGAACATCGCAATCGCAAGCTAGCACAAGATGACCCAGCGGCTGTTGCAGCGTTTCGCGCAAAAGAAGCTGAAGTCACAAGACGCACTCAAGCCAGAGTTAAGTCGGAGGTTTATGAGGCCTACGGCGGCTACAAGTGCAGGTGCTGCGGTGAAACCGAACCTTTGTTTTTGTCAATTGACCACGTTCACAATGATGGCGCTGCTATGAGGAAAGCCGGGTTGTACAGCGGAAGCGGTACAGGCTTTTACCAGTGGCTCCGGAAGAACAAGTTCCCAGACGGCTTTCAAGTCCTCTGCATGAACTGTCAAGTTGGCAAACACAAGAACGGCGGCGTCTGTCCACATCAACAGAAGGTGTAACGACTATCCCGAAAGGGAGTACGGCCAAGCGGCCGGAAGCGCGCAGCCCCTGGAAGCAGGGTGAAGAGATAGTCTGCTCTGCATGGTGACATGCAGCAGCCCGAAAGGGCGGTCAAAGCGTAGCGAACTTTGGCGAACATATGGCCTCGAGAACAATCTCGTGATTACGCGAAACGTGAATCGTCAATATGATTCGTCTTTTGCCGTCGAAGGCGCCAAGATCGGTGACACGCTGCGCATCCGCCTGCCGGATCGTGCGCTGGTCACCAACGGCGCTGCGCTGGGCGTCCAAGAGGTCAACGAGCAGTACACCACGCTGACCGTTGCCTCGCAGAAGCACATCGCCGTGAACTTTACCTCTGCCGAGATGGCTCTGTCGTTGGACGACTTCGCTGACCGTATCCTCAAGCCGCGCGTGTCGCAGCTTGCGGCCAGCATCGACGCCGACGTCGCCAACTCGTTCCAGAGCATCTTCCAGTCGGTCGGCACCCCCGGCACGACGCCTGCTACCAGCCTGGTGCTGCTGCAGGGCCAGCAGAAGCTCAACGAGTCGGCTGCGCTGATGTCGCCGCGCTACGCGACGGTGAACCCCGCCGCCAACGCCGGCCTGGTGGAGGGCATGAAGGGCCTGTTCAACCCGACCTCCACCATCTCCCGCCAGTTCAAGAACGGCATGATGGGCGAGGGTGTGCTGGGCTACGACGAGATCAACATGTCGCAGTCCATCAAGCAGCACACCACGGGCACGCGCACTGGCGCCCACACCGTGACGACGACCGTCTCGACCCAAGGGGCGACGACGATTGCCATCACCGGCACCGGCACGCAGACCATCAAGAAGGGCGACGTCTTCACCATCGCTGACTGCTTCGCCGTGAACCCGCAGACCCGCGAGTCCACTGGTTCCCTGCAGCAGTTCGTGGCGACGGCGGATGCCACCGCGGTGGCTGGCGCGTACACCGTCAGCGTGAGCCCGGCGATCTACACGTCGGGTCAGGCGCTCGCCACGGTGGACTCGTTCCCGGCGTCCGGCAAGACGGTCACGTTCCTCGGCTCTGCCTCCACGCAGTACCCGCAGAACCTGATCTACCACAAGGATGCCATCACCTTCGCCACGGCGGACCTGCTCCTGCCGCAAGGCGTGGACATGGCCTCCCGCAAGGTCCACAACGGGATCTCGATGCGGATCGTGCGCCAGTACGACATCAACAACGACCGCATGCCGTGTCGTGTTGATGTGTTGTACGGGTACAGCGTCATCCGGCCGCAGATGGCTGTTCGTCTCTGGGGGTGATTCACCATGTCCTTCACCAAGCCCATTGGTGTAGCGTTCACGGACCAGGATCTTGATGACGCCACGCTGGGGGCCGCCCCCAGTGCTGGCGGCAAGATCGCGTTCTACGGCACTACGCCCATCACTCAACGCGCTGCGGCGATCCAAGCGGCTTCGGTCGTTTCGGCTACGTCGTGGGCCAGCGTCGTGTCCAACCAAGCTGCCTTCAACGCTGAAGTGGCGGCGACTCTCACCGGCCTTGGCCTGTGGAAGGGTGCCGCGTAAGCGGCGGAAAGGAAAGTCATGTCTGCTCAAACTTTTGAAGCTCCGAAGATCGGCGACGGCGAACAGATCGGCGACGGCAACACTGCCGAAACCCTGCTGGTCGGGCGCGCCGGCCAACCCGTCCGCGTCCAGAACGTTGCCACCGGCACGCTGGGCTTCTACGGCGCCACGCCGGCTGCTCAGCGCGCCGCGGCCATCCAAGCCGCGTCCGTTGTGTCGGCCAGCACTTGGGCCAGCGTTGCCAGCAACCAAGCGGCGTTCTTCGCCGAGGTGGCGGCGACCCTGACCGGTCTGGGCCTGTGGAAGGGCGCGGCGTAAGCCGGCACTGACCCATGCCCAAGGTTGTCTTCTGCGTTCCGACCATCAAGCGCCCGTACCAGCAGTGCCTAGACAGTCTGGAGGCGTCCATCCCCCTCATCAAAGCCGCTGGCTGGGACGAGGGTATGGTCAACGAGGTGGGCAACCCGTACATTAGCGCGGCACGGGCAACCATGCTGCGCAAAGCGCTGGACGCCAAGGCAGACGTGATCGTGTTTATCGACCACGATCTGTCTTGGCGGCCAGCCGATCTGCTTACCCTCATCAACACTGAGGGCGATGTCGTCGGCGGAACCTATCGGTTCAAGGCTGACGAGGTGTCCTACATGGGCACCATCCACAGCACACCTGCCGGCACGCCCGTTGTGCGGGCCGATGGCGCGATCAAAGCGCGACTCCTGCCCGCAGGGTTCCTCAAGGTCACAACGGCCGCTGTAGACCGTTTTATGGCCGCCTACCCCGATCTGTGCTACGGCGAGAAATACCGCATGAGTGTGGATCTGTTCAACCACGGCGCGCACAAGGGCGTGTGGTGGGGCGAGGACTACGCTTTCTGCCGGCGCTGGGAAGAATGCGGCGGCGATGCTTGGCTGGTGCCGGATCTGCAGCTTGACCACCACAGTGCCGACAAATCGTACCCGGGCAACTTTCACATGTACCTGCGTCAGCAACCTGGAGGCGACCTGTGCCCCTGATCTACATGGAACACCCGCGCCACGGCCAGAAGATCGCCACGATGGAAGCCGAGGCGGAATACGACGAACAAAACGGGTGGCGGCGTTATACTCCGGATGAGCCTGACGAGCCGGGGAACGATGCCGCTCCCATGAACCATATGCTCGGAAGGCGCCGTCGCAAGGAGCCCGAGCATGTCCACGACAGCCGGTGACCAAATCTATGCCGCGCTGCGGCTGATCGGTCAACTGGCCGAGGGCGAAACCCCATCGGCCGAAACAGCGCAGGACGCGCTGGTAGCGTTGAACCAGATGCTGGATTCGTGGAGCATCGAGCGCCTGTCGGTGTTCTCCACGCAGGATCAGGTGTTCAACTGGCCGGCAAACGTCTACGAGCGCACGCTCGGCCCCAGTGGCAACTTCGTCGGCAACCGCCCGGTGCTGCTGGACGACTCCTGCTACTTCCGCGATCCGACGACGGGCATCAGCTACGGCCTGATGTTCATCAACCAGCAGCAGTACAACGGCATTGCGCTGAAGACGGTGACGTCTACCTACCCGCAGAGCATGTGGGTGAACATGACGATGCCGAACATTACCATGACGGTGTACCCGGTGCCCACGCGGGAACTGGAGTTCCACCTCGTCTCGGTGTCGGAGTTGTCGCAGCCCGCCACGCTGAACACGGTGCTGTCGTTTCCGCCTGGCTACCTGCGATGCTTCAAGTACAACCTGGCGTGCGAGATTGCGGCCGAATTCGGCGTTGAGGCCCCGCCAACGGTGCAGCGCATTGCGATGGCGTCGAAGCGCAATCTGAAGCGGATCAACTTCGCTGACGACATCATGAGCCTGCCGTACAACCTGATCAACCGCCGTCAGCAGCGGTTCAACATCTACGCCGGCACGCCGTGAAGACGCATATCCTCGGTGGGGCCTACGTCGCCCGCAGCGTCAATGCTGCGGCGAACCGCATGGTCAACCTGTTTCCAGAGGTTGTGCCCGAGGGCGGCAAGGAACCGGCGTTTTTGCAGCGGTGCCCGGGGCTTCGTCCGTTGACGCTGATTGGAGGCTCTTTGATTGCTTCCGACACTGAAGGCATACGTGGACTTTGGGCTTTTGGTGGGTATTTGTACGTTGCTGCAG